GCCTCCGCAGATGCGCGATGTCGAGGTGTCGATCGAGTACATGGGTCCAGCGCACCGTGCGCAGAAGCAGGCCGAAGGACGAGCCATCATGGGAGCTTGGGCTGCGGTCGGACAGCTCTCGCAACTCGTTCCTGAAGCGCAGGACAATCTCGATCCCGACGAATCCACTCGCCTGCTCGTCGAGTCGCAGGGCGTTCCGCCGGGCATTCTCCGTCCCATCGGGGAGCGCGATGCACTCCGACAGGAACGTGCACAAGCGCAGCAGGCCCAGGAGCAGATCGACCAGGCGGACCAGTTGTCCCAGATCGCCGGCCAGGCGGGCCAGGCCATCAACAGTGATGCACAGGCACAAGCCACGAGAGCGGGGATCCAGTGAGCCAGGATCCTACGCTGTACTCCCTACAGAAGAATACGATCCGATCGGAATGGGAACGCAAGAATGAGCTGGCCAAGAAGTTCAAGCAGGTATTCGGGAGTGAAGTGGGTCAAGATGTCCTCGATGACCTTCGAGAATTTTGCAAGGTCGGATACGATGCCTACACCCCAGGCGCATTCGATCAGACAGCCAACAACCTGGGCATGCAGCGTGTGTTTCTTCATATCGAAGCCCGCATGGCTGGACCCGGGCAACTTCCCACACCCCTGAGAACACAGGAGCAAGACGATGATGAGTGAAGGAGCCGTAGGTGGACTGCCGGGCGTAGGCGAAACTACGTTCCAGCCCGCTGTCAGTGGAAACCTCGATGCCTTTCAGGCGTTGATACGCAGCATCGACCCCCAGCTTGCGCAGAACCCCAACCTGACTCGCCACAATGACATGTCCTCGCTCGCCAAGGAGCACATCAACCTGCTATCGGCCGTCGGACGCAAGGGTGTGATCCTGCCGAACGAGAGCGATCCGACCGACAAGCAGCGCTTCTACAAGGAGCTTGGCCGGCCCGAGAACCCCGGGGCCTACAACTTCGGCGACTTCAAGCCGCCGGAGGGGATGCCGTGGGACGATCAGGTGGGCGCACGCATGGTGGCCAAGATGTGGGAACGCGGGCTCACGCAGGATCAGGTGCCGGGCGTGGTCGGCGACTTCGTGGAGATCCAGAAGGAAGCCTGGGAGCAGCGCGAGCAGCTTGCCGTACGCACCAACCAGCAAACCATCGGCACGCTGCAAAAAGAACTGGGCCAGGCGTACACCGAACGCATGAACCTGACGCACCGCGCCGTAACGACTCTGTTCGAGGGCACTGCCCCAGAAGAGATCCTGAACCTGCGTCTGGAGAATGGCGTTGCACTTGGGGACTACATGCCCTTCGTGCGTGCCATGATGAAGGCCAGCGACGGCATCAAGGAGCACGACTTGATCGACGATCCCACTAAGACGATGCCGGGAGCCAAGACGCCGGCCGAAGCCGCCAAGGAGCTGGAAGTACTGATGGGAGACGCGGACTTCCGCGAGTCCTACTTCAGCCCGCAGCACATCAATCACGCGGTCGCACTGGCCAAGGTCGAGGAGCTGTACGCCTACAAGGGCAACCTCGGCTCGGCTACCCAGGTCGGCATCGGCGGGACGCGGAGTATCGGGGTCACCCCCAACCCGAACGCGAGCTTGTAGTGGCCGCTGCGACACTCGTAGAACAGCGGTTGTTCTGCTTCACGCTGGCGAAGCACGTCAGCCAGCATGAAGTGGGTGCGAACCCCCGCGATGGAGCCGATCGCCTCTTCCTCTGGTGCCAGGGCAAGAAGGAACCGGAGGTCGCCTTCAAGTCGCTGCACACGATCACCGAGATGCGCACAGGCCGGATGACCATCAACATGATGTTGCAGCTCGCCGAGGAAGCGTATAGCTTCGCACTGAACTCTGTCGAACGGGCAGCCCCCGAAGTGGGACGAGAGGTTCGGGTAGCCGAGCGCCAATCAGGTCGCAAAGGTCCGAGCACCGAAACTCCCCGGGTGGGTCCGAAGGGCAAGAAGTTCAAACGATAGGGTCCGACGTTCGGGGAGCCCTCTTCTTCTTTCACCGAAGAATGAGGGGCACCCATGTCCGACGAAATCTCTGAACATCGAGTTCAACGCTACTTCGATGGCATCACGATCCTGGCGCAACAGCAGATGTCGCGCCTGCGCAGCATCGTGCGTGTCGAATCTGGCATCTCGGCGAAGATCGCGTTCTTCGACCAGATCGGCCAGACGAGCATGCAGGAGAAGCTCACCCGCCACACCGATACGCCGCTGCTGGAAGTCCAGCACCGACGCCGCTCGGTGGCGATGCGCTTCTTCCACACCGCCGACCTCGTAGGGATGGCGGATCTGAACACCGTGCTGAACGACCCCAGCGGGTCCTACGGCAAGGTGATGGCCATGGCCGCCGGTCGCAAGATCGACGAGCTTGTGGCGGCCGAGTTCTTCGCCTCGTCCAACACGGGCGAGACGGGGACCACGCCGCAGGCATTTCCGGTCGCCACCCACCAGATCGTCCACGGCAGTGTGGGCCTCACGATCGCGAAGATCCTGGCCGCCAAGCGGATCCTCGACGAGAACGAGAACGATCCTTCGATGGCCCGCCACGCCGGCGTGTCGGCGAAGCAGGTGGAAGACTTGCTGAACACCACGGAAGTGGCGTCCAGCGACTTCAACACCGTCAAGGCACTCGCACAGGGGGACATCAACACCTACTGCGGGTTCAAGTTCACGCGCTACGAAGGGTTTGATGTTGCTTCAAGCATCCGGTCCAACCCGTTCTACTCCGAGGCGTCGATGCTCCTGGCCTTCGGGATCGACATCACGGGGCGGATCTCTGATCGACCCGACAAGGACCACGACCAGCAGATCTACTACTCGTTCCGTGCGGGTGCGACCCGGATGGACGAGACGGGCGTGGTCGAAGTCCAGAGTGATGAGAGCTAGCCTACCGACGTAGGCCCTTCGCCGCAGCGAGCAAACGAGAACGGAGCCCTTGGCGGGGATCGCCCTGGGCTCCAATCTCACCGTGTCCTAGGAGACACTCATGGCCGTTCGAAATCATTTCAGCAACGTCTTTTCTGCCGATGTCGATGTCCTGCCGACCGTTCCCGTCATTGCGGGCATTGGTCAGGGGTCGAGCCGCGTGCGCTACAAGCGTGCCACCTGTCTGCTCGATGTCGGGTTCTTGACCACGGAAGTCGTCGGGATCGTTCCGCTCCGGTCGAGTGACCGGGTGCTCGATGTCCGGTTCTCGACCGAAGCGGCCGTTGTCGGGGGTGCTACCTCGCAGCTCGGGCTGTGGGAAGCCGGGAAGAATCATGACGGCATCGTGATCGATGCCAACTTCTTCGATGCCGTGATGGACCTCGGTGCCACCAACGTCGAAGTCGATGGCCGTACCACGGCTCAGGTGACCGGCGTCAACAAGGGACTGGCTCTGTGGGAGCAGATGAACATCGTCACTCCGGCAACCTACGCGAATGATCCCAATGAAGACTGGGAGATGGTCATCACGCTCGGCGGGTCAGTCACCACTGGCGGCACGCTGGTGATCGACATCGAGTACGTCTCCGGAGACTGAGGTTCCGTCTTGGCCGACCGCTACAGCGATTTGTTCTCAGACAGCGTTAGCGCACTCCCCCAAGCTCAGTACCAGGCACCGCTTGGTGCTGACGGGGGGGTGGTTCGGTACAAGCGCGCTGCGATCCGGCTGAACGCCAGCTTCTTTGAAAACCTCGATGTTCTCCGGCTGATGAAGTTCAGTTGGCAGGACCGCCTCCTCTCCTTCTATCTGACTGTGCAGGACGTTTCGGATCTGAACTTCAACATCGACATCGGACTGTGGGAGTGCGGGAATCGGCATAGCGGCGACTTCCATACGCCAAACGCATTCGCACAGAACCTGGATCCGTCCGTGAGCTTCACCGATGGGGTGCGGCAGGATATCTTTGGTCAGTACAACCCCATCTCACACGAGACTTGGGAGCGAGGACTGACCCTGTGGGAGATCGCACAGCTTACGGAAGACCCACTCGGTGAGATCGAAATTGCCGCGCGGATCGAAGGCACTCCCGTTTCCAATGTGCGGACGACGTGGGAAGTCTACTACATCGCGAATAGCTAGCCCGGTGTGCCATGCCCGCGACTGAAATCACTGATGACATCGGGATCGTGAATGCAGCCCTTGCCGGGCTCAGCATGAATCCCATCGCAGCATTCACCGACAACACCGAGCAGGCCAAGCTCGCCAACGCCACCTACCGGCAGCACCTCGAAACCGTCCTGAGCGAGCACCCATGGAACTTCGCAATGAAGCACGCCACGCTCGACATGGCGATCAAGCCCAAGCCTGCCTGGCGTTGGGACTATGCCTTCTCGACACCCGCAGATACGCTGCGAGTCTGGGAGGTCGAGGACCAGAGCGCCGACGAGTATGACGAGTGGACCATCTCCGATAGGCTGCTCCTCACCAACCTGACCCAGAACTTGCAAACGATCTTCGGAGCGGTGGTTGCCAATACGCTCGACATCGAGGCCCATGGCTACCTGGAGGGCGATGTTGTCGTCGCAGTGAAGGGCGGTGATGTTCTCCCGACGGGGGTTTCGGAGGACACCCTCTACTTCGTCAAGTTCATCACCGTGGACAAGATTCAGCTCGCCATCACCAGTGGCGGGGCCAACATCTTGCTGACCAACGACGGCGGTGCCGACAACGTACTTATCCGCCGCACGGTGGACATCCGATACATCCAGTATGTCTCTACGGTGACGCTCTACAGCGCGCAGTTCTTGTCGGTACTGATCGCGAAGCTGGAGGCCGAATGGGCCGAGCCGCTGGTCAAGGCCACGACGCTTGGCGACCGCAAGGACAAGAAGTTCGACGAGAAGATGGCCGCAGCCCGAAGTATCGACGGTCAAGAAGGAACGCCGGAACGGCAGGATACCTCGACCTGGATTGATGCGAGGTAGGCCATGTCCCAAGCCGTCCTGGGACTCAATAGCTTCAACGGCGGGGAGCTGGACCCGCGTGCCGAAGGTCGTTCCGATCTTCCGCAGTACCGTAACTCTGCCCGCAAGCTCCTGAACCTGATCCCGCAGGTGAATGGCTCGGTGACCCGCCGTCCGGGGACGCAGCACGCTGCGGCAGCCCTTCATCCGACCCAGCGAAGCCGTCTGATCCCGTTCCGCATCGGGGACGGAGAGAACTACATCCTGGAACTGGGCGCATTCAAGATGCGGGTGTTCAAGGACGATGGACCGATGGTCTATCCCAACCGGCCGCTGCGAGCGAGCGAGTACATCCCGGGCTCCTCGCTATTCGTGATGGATGACGGACACGGCTTCTACCACGGACAAGAAGTGGAGTTCGCGACCGCCAACAACCCGGACGGGGCTCCGACGGGCTTGGCGCTCGATACGACCTACTTCGTCTGCCTGCCTCGTGGCTTCCTGTGCAATTCGTTCGCTGGCAGCTTCACGACCGCGGAGGCAGCCAACATCACTGCCGGTATGGGTCCGTACACGGTCATCAGCGACAACAACGATGCCGTCGCCTGGGGTGGTCCGTTTGGTGGCCCCTGGTACACCGAGAATCCACTGACCGGAACGACGCTGCACATGCTGCACGAGCGCTTCGGTGCGACCGGGACTCGATTCGCAGTGACCGGGTCCTACACGGTGAACGTCGCTGTGTATCCGCACGAAGAAGCACTGGCCAAGACGTTACGCTTGGCTACGGACCCCGATGATCTTCATGGCAGTATCACCGCACCAGCCGGTGCGTGGAACTTCGCAAGCACGATGTCACCCGTGCGTACGACCGAAGAGATCATCTTCCGGCATCCGTACTCGGCGACCCAGATTTGGGAGCTGAACTTTGGACAGAGCTTCGATCGGATCTACTTCTACCATAAGGACTTTCCAATACACGATCTGACTCGCTGGAATGTAGGTGCGTTCCGGTTTGGCCCGATGCGGTTCCTGGAGACGCCCTATGGCGAGCTTTCTCCAGTGGGTTCCGATGTCACCGTGACGTGGAGTGCGATAGCCAACCAGTCTCGTGGTCGTACTCCCAGAGCGACCGCTGCTCGCTCGATCTTCAACGCAGGACACGTAGGGCAATCGTTCCAGCGACAGGGTGGAGTACGGAACGATTCGGTGGGGGCGGAAGAGTGGATCATTGGGACGATCGAAAGGGTCAATGGGGCCAACGCCTTCCAGACAGCAGGAACGGGTCTTGTCTATCAGACGTTCGATACGCTGATTGCCGGTCCCAAGCTCCCGATGACGGCGCATCCATTCGTAAATGGCGACGAAGTGTGCGTTGCCGACGGCGGCAATGGACTCCCGAGCGACCTGGCCGAGCACGTTCCCTACTTCGTCATCAATGCAGGGGTGAATGATCTGGAGCTGTCGCTCACCAGTGGCGGTGCAAGTGTGCTCACGACACTCGATGGGGGGCTGAACAACCTGCTGATTAGCATGGCATTCCAGGCCGTCGATCAACTGAGCGTCAATGTGAATACGGGTTATGCCGATCGCGTAGAGCGCTTGGGGGTCTGGTCCAACGGAGAGCCGCCGACTGGCTGCATCCCCGGGAAGCTCTACCGACTGCGCACGGCCGTCCGGAACCCGGCCCAGCGTTTCTATCTGGAGCACTACGGCGGGAGCGACGATGGGGTTCCGGTCACGTTCACGTCCATCGGTCATGGACAGTTGTTCTTCTCTGCGGATACGGGGTCCACCTCGATCGTCGGAGCCGATAAAGCCACAGCCGATGTCCGCACTACGATCAGCGGTGGTGGAGCCAACTACGCAGAAGGGACAGCCGATTTCCGATGGCGCATCGGCGATCTAGGTCCAGTTCTCGGGTGGCCTGGCGCGGGAGCCCTACACGAACAGCGTCATGTCTTGTGTGGCTCGTACACATTCCCGAACCGCATCTGGTTGTCCCAGACAGGCGTGGAAGTAGACTTCGGACCCTTGCAGTCTTCTAGCTTTACACTGCCGCTCGATAGTGTCACGAGCAAGCCCTTCGCTCTCCTGGACACGGGTGCCATTGCGATCGACCCAGTGTCGAACTCCACCTCTGGAATTCGGTGGGCGCTGGGTCACAACACACTGCTCGTGGGAACGGGGACGGAAATCTTCGAGATCTTTGCCAGCTCGGATCGACAGGCGATTACCCCTGGCAACGTGAACGTACGGGTGGTCACGTCTATTGGGGCAAACGCCGTGATTCCGGTTCGTGCTGGGACAGACATCTTCTACGTCACAGCGAACGGTCGCCAGGTGCAGGCGTTGCTATTCGATGGTCTGTCCGCAGCCAGTGCCCCCGTTGACTTGACCGCTCTCTCCGGACATGTAACCGATAGCGAGATCATCCAGATTGCGTGGCAACAGGAGCCGTACAAGGTGGCCTGGTGTGTCCGCGACGATGGACGGCTTTATGGGATGACCTACGACCGTGACCAGACCGTAGCCGGCTGGCACCGCCATGAGCTGGGTGGCTCCTTTGGATCCGACTCCTTCGGGCATGTGCAGTCGGTCGTGGCGGTCCCGCACAAGGACGCCTCCATGGCGCGTGGCGACTACGACCGTCTGTGGATGAGCGTGTTCCGTGACATCAACGGCTCGCCCGTGCAGCACATCGAGTTCCTGACACGCGGGTTCGAGAACTGGTCGCTCGACGCGGAAGCGCACCATGTCGATGCCGCACCAGCGCCGTACAGCGGCGGCGCTACGACCACTCCATTCGCAGCCATGACCTGGCTGGAAGCGGAGACACTGGAAATCTGGGCCGATGCCGCAGAGCTGCTTCCCGAAGTCGTGGCTGGTGGCAGCATCACCATCGATACCGCTTCGGCCTATGTCGTGGCCGGTCTGGGATTCACGACCGAGTACAACTCCCTGCCGCTCGATGCCGTAGTCGATGACGAGACGACGATCCAGGCCGTCAAGAAGCGCATCGTGGATCTGTTCCTACGACTCAATCGCAGCCATGCGGGGGTTGCAGGGCAGAACTCGGGCAATGCCACCTCGCTTGGCAATGCAGCCGATGGGGTGAATGCTCCGTTCACCGGGCTGCTGAACCTGCGCGGCTTCCAGCACGAGTACGATGAAGAGGCCACGGTCTTCTTGCAGGTGACCGGCCCGGTTCCGTTCCACCTGAACTCGCTGATCGCACGAATGGAGTGGGCCGATCGGTGATCGTGCTGGCGACACAGCCGACCGACATCGAGAAGCTGTCATGCCAGCCCCAGCAGCTCTCGGACTGGACGGATGTGCAGCACGCCCTGGCCCACATGGAGCCCGAGAACCTCCACCAGTTCTGCCGCACGTTCTGGATGACCGAGCCGGTCGCCATCGTGGGGGTATTCCGCAAGTGGGGCAACCACTGGGCCGGGTTCTCCGTCCTGGGAAGCTACGTAGTGGAGCACCCGATGGGGTTCTGCCGGCAGTATCGAAGGCTGCTCGACAGCACATTCGAAGATTTCGGCATGGACCGGCTGGAGGTGACGGGGAGGTGCGATCACCCCGATATCCTGCGCTGGATGCGGTTCCTGGGGTTTGAAGTAGAAGGCCGGCTCAGGCGCTACGGTATGCACGGCGAGGACGCCTGGATCTTGTCCCGCATCCGGAAGGACAGCCGTGAGTCTTGAACTGCTCGCCAGCCCTGTGCTTCGCGGGGGTGCCCTGATTGCGGCCGGTGTTTCAGAAAACCGGCTCGCCAAGGCCGCCGCCCAGCGTGTGAGACTCATTGGGGAGGATGACGCGCGACTGCGCACGCTCCAGGGAGCCCAACTTCTCGCCGAACAGCGCGTTGCCAGAGTCAAACAAGGTGTTTCCGGACCCACTGTAACCGACGTAGCGGTCACGACAGCCGATTTGGAGGCCGCAGACGTGGAAAGATTCCGGTTTGCGGCGGCTGCGCAGGCCGATCAAACAGAAAGGCAGGGACGGGCTGCCCTGTTCGGCAACCTGATGGGGCTCAGCACGGTATTCCTGGACGCCGTAGAGGCCAAGAAGGCCCGGGAAGCCAACGAGGATCTCCGCCGCTTGATCGGTCGATCCCAGAGTCGGACCGCGATCAGCACGGGTCTGCCTGTGTCTGCGGTCGGGATCGACATGAATAGCGGCGACCGCTTCCGAGGGTTTGCCTGATGGCCGAGCTTCCCACCAGCCAGGTCCCCCGCGCCGTCGGCCGCCGCTCCCTGGTCGGGACCCCGACCCGGCTCGCGAATCCCACTGGAGCCTCGGCCGAGGCACTCGGGCAGCTAGGAGCCCGGATCGGCCAGTTCGACGACCTGGAGCGCCGCCAGGAGAGTCAGACGCTACAAAACCGGCTTGGGGCGGAGGTCGAGCGGTCGCTCTCGGGAGCTGTCCAGCTTGCCCTGGAGACGACCGACCCCGATCAGGTGCTCTCGGTCTACCAGAAGAACGCACAGAGTGCGCTGTCCCACCTGTCTACCGGGGTCGAGAATCCAGAGAACCTCGATCTGCTGGAGATGCACGGGGCCTCCCGCATCGGATCGGACGAGCGGCTGCTCGGGACGCACATCCGGGCGCTCCGACAGGGCAACCTGGAAGCCTCGCTCGTCGATGCCGCCAAGGCAGAGTCGAGCATCGCCACATCGGGAGGCATGAACCACGAGGACATGTTCGATGCCGTGACCCGGTTCGAGGCCATGGTGCTCAATACGACCGGCCTCGATGAGCTGACGCGCAGCAAGATCCTGCGACAGTTCGGGGCGGACATCGAGCTGGAATTCGTCGGGGCCGCCATCGCCAATCGCCAGTACGAGAATGCCAGCGAGGCGCTGCAAGCCACGCGCTACCTGAGCCCCGAGCAGAAGATCTCCAAGCGCGACAACATCACCCAGTCGCGCAGCCTCGATACCGCAGCGGACCTGACCGTCCAGTTCAATGCGCAGGTGCGGGGCCAGCCCGGCACGCTGCCGTTCAGTGAACCCGTTGCACGCGACCGCGTGGAAGCCGCCTACAACCGCGGGATCCTGACACCAATCCACCGCGAGAACATGCACCGCGAAATCGATCGGCTGTCGGCCTCGGACATCAAGAGCGCACTGGACCGCTCTGCATGGCAGCTCGCACTCGATACCAAAGGCGTGATGCTCGGGCACTCTGCCAAGCAGATCCGTGAGAACGCAGCCGGAGCAGTCAGTCTGGCTGCGACCGAGATCATCGATCTGTTCAAGAGCCAGAACAAAGGCCGGGAACCCAACATCATGGAGTTCCAACTGCTCATGGCCGAGCAGTACCGCCTGGCCGATCCTGATACGCTAGGCCGCGTAGCCGATGTCGCAGTGCGCGATCCCGATCTGAAGAACAAGGCCGAGGCCCTGGAGCACATCCGGCAGTTGCGCGACGCGATGCGCAGCAACACCGGCTACCAGTGGATGTCCGAAGAGGGCCAGAACCTCGCCAAGAGCTACATCCGGATCGTCTCGGGAGCCCGAGGGATCAGCCCGGCCGACCAGCGTCGCAACGAAGCGGCCGGTGTCGTGGGTCCGCTGATGGAGTCCAACAACCCGGAGTTCCTGGCCACCATCAGCCCGCAGGCCGCGACCCTTCTGGCCA